CAGAAACTTCTAGAGCGACTGCCACTTCTGAAATCATTTCGGCAAAAGTTTCTTTGCGCTCCATTTCTACTTGGTAAATGTAATTATTTATCGCTCAAACAAAACCTTATTACCTTCCATTATTTTTTTAACTGATTGATTTTCAGAAACAATCTTGGCATAGGCTTCTGGATTTTTAACTTTTGTATAAATCTTAGAAGATCCGTCAAAATTGACAACAGTTACAGTATAACCTCCAGGTTTTAGGCTTAGCACATTTGTTCGGAATGAATCTCCGACTACTATTTTTCTTGGCATTATTTGAAGGTTTTACGAATTAATAAAAATAGGAAAATCGTTAAGAAGATTGGCCAAGTTAGGACAATGACCAATGATGCAGTAAATGATCTAGGTATTCTAGGAAACTTTGTCTTCTTATCCATTTCTTCTACTGATACTCTCCATACTAGTCCAGCTATCAAGTAGAGAATACCAAAAGTTATTGGTGATAACATACTATTGAGTTTTATAATTTTTGTAAAATTCAGTTCTAATTTTAACTAATAAGTCATGTACTAATTGTAAGTCAACTTCGTCTGGTAGATTGGAGTTTGCAAAGATTTTATCAATCTCAACAATATCTTTCTCTGCTTGCTCAATTAATGTTTCTAGGTCAACCTGACCCTTTCTGATTGAAATCAAATAGTCTTTATTAGGTCTTCTAACATTGATGCCCTGGCCTTCCCCGATTTCACGAGCCATTTCCAATAGTCTACGACAGTGCATCATATTCTTACCGTCAATCTTTTGGCCATGAGACTTAACATCAATCCATCTTTGTTCATTACGATTCTCTAACCATTCTTGATAAGATTTAAAATCTTTGCAATGGGCTGTGTAACCGTCTTTATTATAAGCAATTGTACAAACTGCTTTCTCTCCTTTTGGAATAGATGAAAGTCTTAACGAATTTGATTCAGCTAAGTTGGTTCCGTCGCCTGACTTAACTAAGCCTTTATATCCTAAACCTAACGGCAAACCTTCTCTAATTCTTTGGTCGTTATTCAGTAGCCTTATGCTTGGATCAAGACTCTCTGAGAAGCATGAATATGCGACTTCGTCAAAATAAACTGAATAAACGTCTCTTGCATTAGGCAAATTAACTACTCCACAAAACTTTTCTTCATATCCTCTATATGCATTCCATTTTTTCCAAGGAATTGACTGACCGTCTTCTAAAACATAAACGAAATCAAGGACATCCTTTCTTTCGATCTTGTCCTTTTCCCAATTTTGCTTTTTGTTTTGGCCTCTTGCTTTTTTTATTTGTTGAATTGCATAACCTCCAAAAGATTTTGCACAGATCTTAGTAACAAATTGATCTTTGTGTTTTAAGATCTCATCAAATAATGGATGTTTATAGAGGATACAATCTTCTGGAGTATTTAATAGCTCTAGGATATTAGGGTTGTTTGATGCAACTAATTCTAAGAATCGACGAACTTCATAGAAAACCGTATCATTAGAATCATCATTAATCTGTTCCTTGTAACGAGTTCCATAAATATCCGATTGATCTTGAATGTAGACTCCAGCATAATCGATATCTGAAGTTGGAAGGTTTGTGCCGTATGCTTGTGAGCCACGGATAACTATAAGCAAGGGTTCTGCACCATTGTATTTTTCCTTAATAAAATGTATAAAGTCTTGTTCTGTCATGTGGTTATTATACCACTAAATGACTAAACAGTTTCAGCTAAACTTAAAATTTGATCCTTATTTGCAAGAATTGCTTGCATCTTAGCCTTAGTCTTTGGATCATTCCAGTTTGAACTAGCGTTTGCTATCAAGTAAAAACCTCTTTCGGTTTTATTGAAAATTTCAGCTTTATCTTCTTCTGATATTTGGCCCTTAAGTGTCTTATTGTACAACTTAGCAGCAAAGGTAGATAGGATACCGAATTGTTTGAATGCTTGTATCATGGTTTTGGTAGAGAAATTCCCAGTTTCAAAATCCTGATCAATGATTGCAACTAAATCTGTTTCAATTTGCTCTTTCTCAGGAGTATCTGGTAAAATTTCAAGCTCATGCCCAGCTGTTGCAATAGCTTTAATCTTTTGAGAAACATCAGTTTTCTCAATAACTCTCGCTAACATATCTTTAGTGACAAGTTCAATCGGTAAGATTCTCATTACGCTTTCAATCAGATCCTCAGGGTATCCATTACGTCTTAAGTGTTCAGCCGGATCATCTGACTTTTTGATATTAGCATCATTGACATCATGAGATGCTTTAACTGAAGAGTTTGAAGATAATATAGTAGTGCCAGTTAAATACATTGGATCACTAGAAGGTAAGTTAAAGTTCAAGATATTTAATTGAACTCCTTTGCTTACGTATGAGTCCCACGACCCTCTGTTCAAACACCAGTTAGCCATTTTGAATATCTTCTTTTGAGCCTCTTCTGTTCTAACTGAAAATACTACATAATTATTGTCATCATACATAACCACGATTTCTGGAGCAAGACTTTCAGCTTGAGCAACTAGTTTATCTGAATCATTTTCTGCTTCAGCAATTTGAGTTGCATATTCAATGAAATCTTCTAGTCTGTTATATCGACTTACTTTGGACATGACTCTTTTTTGAATAGTTTGATCTTTTTGAGCTAGGTTCCATCCAAGTCTTATTAGTCGTTCTTGACCGTCTTTATCTAATGCTCTAGCTTGATCTCTAAGAACTCTAGGTAAAGCGTCGATTATCCACTTACCTTTACGATTGAATTCCATTGTTCTAAATTGGTCCATTAGGGCTTCAAAACCAGTTAAGGCAGTTGAATTAGGGTCAGGATTACCTTCTGCATATTTCTCAAGCGGATATGGGAGAGTATTTAGAACTGAACGGAATTTAATTATTTCATCAAGTAGAGATCTTAAATCAGAAATAGGGATATTTTGCTCAAATCTAAACTTTACAAATGGTAACATATACCCATAGTACTTTTGAGTTAGCAAATTTTGTATCTCAACAAAATCTCTGTTTCTAAAAGCGGCAGCTTGTTCTTCTGGAGTTAATTCATTGAGCTGTTTGTTTGCTCTAGCTGCATGCCTTTTTGCAATATAAGCTTTTGCTGCTTGCATATTTTCTTCGATATTAATGAATGATTCGTTAATGAACTGCGAATATCCTGAAAGGTATTTCATTTAATTTATACTATTTTTGGAAAAATCTGGCCTATTATCTTGGGCTATAAGGTTGTCCTATTACACGCGAACGTTTTACGCTTAATTGGTAGTCTGCTAAATTAATATCATCACTCGGATAAGTTAATAATTCTAGCGAGTGTATTCCATCTCTTTGAAGTTTAGATAATATATCTCTAGCAGCTTCGATGCTTCCTTTTAATGATAATGATGTTAGAGTCGGCCCTTTAAATCTAATATTCCAGTTTCTAGTATCATTTGCGCTGCACATAAGCTGCCTTTGACCAATTTCCCATTCTACTTCGGGATATCTAGACATGAAGTCAACCATATATTGATCATACTCACGGTACTGATTGATAGGAAGTCTAACTGGTCCTTCTGCTTTGACTGCTTCTCTAACTACTCTAAGCAAACCCATTAGGTCTGAAATAGTTGTACTTATTCCGGCTAGTGGTAGCCTAATTAAATCTGAGCCAAATGAAATATTCCTTTGTGATAAGAGATTGTCAATTTCACGCAAATAATATTCTCTATTTTGAGTAATCGTTTGAGCAGCCTTAACTGTTCTCTTATTTGCAAAGTTTTCGGTTGAAAAATCAATATTTTCTATCACCCATGCCATTCCTTGTTGAAAGAACTCAAGCTGCGAAAGACCTCCGTCGTATGATTTCATCTTTTGATCCAAAACCGGGACTAACCTACTACCTCTAACTATATCTTTTGTCATTCTACGAACGATATTAATAGAGCTAAAGAATCCAATTGCATAGTCTGAACCTGATTTATAATTAGGGTCCCTTGAAAAAACTAGAGTACGCTTACCTAATTGAACAATTGAAGAAACTGGCACAAGACCTAAGTTAAGTAGCTCAGAATATTCTGGCAAGTCTTTAACTTCGCCTAACCAAGATAGTGATGGGGCTTGGCTTATTTCTTGAAACCAGTCATCACTATACATTTTATGAGTTCTGTTAATTTTCTTAATAATATCTCTATTATATTTAGCAATCATAGCATAGAGATCTTTGCTTTGTTGACGATATTCATCTGCTGAAAGCACAGCGAAGTCTCTAAGAGCATCTAAGTCAGCAAGTTGGGCCTTAGCTCTTTCTATTTCATTAGAAAAATTTTCAAACAATTTTAAGTATTTCATAGATTAATCTCCTTACTAAGAATGTCATTCATTTTTTTAGTCAATTCCATGTAGTCTTTGTCAACTTCGCCTGATTTATTTTTACCAGTATTCGTGTCAATTTTACCACTTTTTAGAATACTATCCAGCTTTTTAGTAAGAGCTACGTATTCCGGATTTGAAGAAAGTAGTCTTTTATTGGCCGCTTCTAGTTTGCCAGAATAGCTTTTAGCTAGACCGCCTCCATCTGCTGCAATTTTCTGCCTAAAAAGGTCTGCTATCTTAACAGTCGTACCATTTGACAAAGTAGTAGTTCCACCGAATACTGAATCTGCTAGATTTTTTTCAGTTGAATTAGTTGTACCAGCAGTACCTGCTGTACCTGAACTAGATTGAGTTTCTCCATTTAAGACATTCACTACCTTACTAATAAGGGCATTACCTGTAGTAGTATCGCCTAGTGTAAAATAAAACTTAGCAAAATGTTTGTAGACTCCACCGCTTGGCTCAGAAAGTTCTCCACTTGCTTTAGGATCCATTTTACCGCCTAGTTCAGCTAGTGCTTTCTCAATAGTTGGATTCTTAGAATCTAATGTCACTATTAGATTACCTGGTGCTTTAGCTACACTGTTATTATTTTTTACCGCAACATATGCTCTACCTAAGTTATAGATTGCGTAGTACATGCTATCAGTATAGAGTTTTGCTCCAGTTAAAGTTGTATTAGTTGGATCTAATGCATATGGGGCTGCCTCACTAATGAAGTTTTCAAACAGTTTAATGTATTTTGGCATTTGCTCTTAAATATTTTATACAGTTATTTATTCGAACCTATCTGTTGAACGTTGAATATCTCTAGCTTTAATAGACTCTCGCTTATCATAAAGCTTCTTACCTCTAGCTAATGCAATATCTATTTTAATTAAGCCATTTGAATTAACGAAGATTGATACAGGAACGATCGTGAGGCCTCTGTCCATCATCTTTCCAAGTTTCTTTAGTTCCTTTTTAGTTAGCAATAAACGTCTCTCACGTTTACTCTTATGACTAAAGCCTGAATCCGATTCTTTGATGTATAGGTCTCTGCAAATACACTCTCCGTTTCTTAGTTCGCACCAAGATCCGGTAAAATCCAGGTTACCAGATTTTATCGATTTAACTTCAGAACCCATCAAAGAAATTCCAGCTGTCCATTTTTCTAGGAATTCATATTCATATCTAGCTTTTCGATTATCTGCTCTCATAATAAACACATTTAGTATCTTATTATACTAAAAAATCGTTAGGCTGACTTAACGATTTTTGATAATGTTGTTGCTCTATTGCCAACCTGTCTGGCCCAGGCAGATCGCAGCATCTCATCTGCTGCTAAATCAAATTGGCGATTTTCAATATGCTTTAAAAAATTCTTAAATTCAGATAAACCCTTTTTGCCAAGATTAAACGTCATTTCAACTAACACTCCTTGAACTGAAGGCGGTAAGGCTTGCCAGTTTTTAATTAGAGCTTGAGCATCGGCTTTAGCCTTACCTAAGTCATCTATTAACAGAGCTTTGATTTGAGGTTCGCTTAATGCTGAGTTTCCTGATTTGATATTGGCTAAACTTGCGCCGACTTTACTAAGTTTTTCAGCAGCATCGGCCCTATTTAGATTAAATCCAATGCCTACGGTTGGAATCCCTTTAGTGTCTCGGTAAACCTTTGACTTCTTACCTTCATGCTGAATTACTCTATTTAAAATTTGGCCAATTAAGTCCAACTTAGAAGCTTGAGAATTATCCCATTTTTCTAAATAAGCCTCGCCATTTATTTTTTTAATATGAGAGTATGCAAGCTCTTTAGTCGTATGGTCAAATGCACCAAGCTCATTCTCAATAGCTTGGCCTAATGTTTTATATGAATACTTTGAATTTGATTTAAAAACCTGATTGACTTTAACAATGTCATCTGCTGACCGTAACTGTTTAATTGCTGATAGTAAAGCAGCCTCATTTGTTCCAGCGCCGCCTACTGCTGCTTGTATTGCATCAGCGATTTGAGTTGGATTAGCAGATTCATTTATCCAGCTTTCAAAAACTTTAAGGTATTTCATTATTCATTTAAGTACTGGCTTAATCTACGAACTTCTTCAAAGTCCATTGCATCAAGAGCAGCATCGATTCTTTTATTAATTTCAGCCTGAGATAATTGAGATTCATCTCTATCCGGCAGAGTTGCTGTGAACTCTCTATAATCATCGTCTTCTTCTCCGGATTCCCATTCTTCTAGTTCTGATTTAATTAGATTAATTAATTTTCCAACTATTATTCTAGCGCGAGTCATTGAATCTTTAGCCGCTTCTTTTTCAGCTTCAGTATAACTAGGTTCGTTTTGTGAAGGATTTCTGTATAATGGAGATGCGTCGAAGATATGCTTCATTAACCCTAAGAAGGCTCGATCCGATAGAACTTGAGCATCTACCATTTTACCCCAAACATATTCTCTAAAATTTGGGATTGACTCTGACTCAGGGAAAGTATTAATAAAATCTCTTAAGTCAGCCGCCGTTAGTTTAGCTCTCTTTAAGTCTTGAACTTCATCTCTTGGTGTATCAGTGTTCATGAATACTTTTTGAATAGTCGCATCATCTAAATGAGCAAGGCCCCCTTGATTAATTAGACCGTATATTCCTTTTACTGCCTCATGAAATAATGTAGCCTGGTCGATTCCTCTAATAATAATTGTAGCTGAATCTGATTGCTCTTCATTGTCTCCTTCTTCTGAATCATCGGAATCGCCTGAGTTATCCCATTCAATTTTAGATGCTCCAGAAATTGCTCCGCCGTTTTCAATCATAGCTGCTCCAACTTCTTCAGGAATTCTCCAGTCTCTTGCACTACAGATATCGGTTATGGTAACCAATAAATCGACCATTCGTCTAGCTTTTTCTTCCCCAAAGATTTCTCTAAGTCCATCAAAGTTAGAGTCACTCATTAACAAGAGTCTAGAATTAATAGCCTCTCCTTGAGCAATCATATTTAAAATTTTACGCTTATTAATAGCAGCCTTAGTAGCCTCATCTTCAATCTCCTTGTAATTAGACTGATCCTGATTTTTACTATTTGACATCATACTCTGCATTTCTCGAGGATCCCTTGGAATCTTAATGTCTAACTGGGTTTCTCCAAGAATCTCACCATACTTTTCCATGACTACTTTATAAGTTAAGTCTTCAATCTCTTTTTCATGACCTCTTTGTATTGATTGGACTTCGCGAACAGCTGTCATTAATTTGCCCATTCCCATTCCATGTTTCCTTTCAAGTTCTTGAGCATTAGCTTCACCTCTTTTGTCCAGTGAACTTAAGTATTCTGGACTAACTGCTGGATTCTTACGAATGTCAGCTTCATTCATAAATTGGTTAAAGCTCTTCATTTGTTGATTCTAGATTTTTTAAACGATTAATGACATCCTCTGCTTCAGCTTTAGCTGGTTCAGGGGTTTTAAATGGTCTTTTAGTTGGGATTGGGCCTGGCTTAGGTCGAGTAGCAGGCTTAACTCCAGGCTCCTTAACTGGAGCAGGCTTAGTAATAGTCTCTGATCCTAAGAACTCACTAATGAAGTTCTCGAATAATTTAATATATTTCATGAAAAATAATGATTTTATTATAATTATTTATATGGGAGTATTATATTGACGTTTTAAATATTTCAACAATAACTGTAATAACTGCAGGTATTCCGATAGTAGCAAGTGCATCAAACCAATCGAAGCGACCATAATCAAACCAATCATAAATCTCTACTGCTATTGCTAAGATCATAACCAATATCATGGCAATAAGCCATGTACTAAAAGGTGCAACCATTAAATAGAAAAGTGTCCCATAGATAGAGTGTGCAATTTTATCAGCAAGAGGCGAAGTCCTAATAGCCTTTGGTAGTATTTTAAATAGTATAGCTTTCATATCCTGCAAATGTATGCATTTGGTGTTTAGGTATAATCTCATTCGTCCCAAAATCTATGTCCTTTTCTGCCATGATGTCGAAATGATAACCTTCTCTATATGTTGGTTCGGTAAGGATATTACCATTTTCATCAAAAGTTGCTTCATGGTCTATAAGTATACCTACTTCTACCACTGCATCTATACCATTTCCATAAGATAGCTCACCCTCAATTTCTTGATAAACTCCTTTTGCAATTAAATCAGCAATAGCTGTTTCTCTGTCTGTATATTTAAGTTTGTAAATTCTCATAGTTTTGTCAATTGTTGAAGTTGCTGATTATTTAAAGTATTTTTCATTACAATAGCACAATTAGTATAAAAATTTGAAAATACATTTTCTTGAAAAGTTCCTCTTGTTCCTATACTGCATAATATTAAAGAATTTCCTTGAAAGTCGTATGATGTAGAATTTGTTCGCAATTCTCCATTAATAGCCATAGCATTATCGCCTGATTTATATCTTGCGGCAATTTTATAATAACCTGAATTTTTGATAGAAAATCCACCAGCTAATCCTATATGACCTACATTATTATCTGAATAAAACAGATAAATTAAATTATTTGCATATTTTACAAAATAAAGCATAGCCTTTACGCCACTTCCTCCAGATACATTTAACAAAAATGATTGATAATTTTCTAAATTTAAAAATCCCTCCCAATATAAAGTTCCTTCTGTCTGCCCTATCAAATTACTTATTCCACTTTTACTAATAATGTCAGTATTTCGTGTAACAGAACCACTTACTGTTGGAATGTAAGATGTTGCATTACTTCCAGCTTCTAATTGCCAATTAGCAACAGAACCATTTACTGTTAATGTCAAATTTCCTGCTGTTGGTGTGAATGTTAATGAAACTCTTTTATTTGTCCCAGTTCCTACTAAACTTCCAGAAAATGCACCTGATAAAGTAACGGTTCCAATTCCATAAAATGAAAGCGTATAAACTTGTGCTGTAACTGCTCTAACTTGAGTAGTAGCAATATCACTTGGATAAACTAAATTCGTTCTTTGTGGTTCAACTAAAATAGCAGGACTTCCATTTGAATAGTCAATTCTTGCCACATTAGCAAGAACATTAACTATATTACCATTCTCATCAATTCTTGTTGCAGAAGTGTTTCTTACTACAGTTAAATCACCTGTTCCATCATTAGGTTTTATGCTGTACAATTTTGAAGTCTTAACTCCATTTGGCGTAATGACTAAAGATGCACTATCGAATAAAGTACTACCTAGTGTATTTAATTGAGTTTCTAAATTAGTTTCAGCTTCAAAATTACCACTACTACTTAAAACTCTTGTTTTAAAGGCCACAATTGCCTCCGTGGCAAAATCGTCCCAAGAGGTCCATCTATTATTAGATTCTAACCACGTCTTACATTGTGTTGCAGTTGTGAAATTTTGACCACTAACCGCATTAGTTAAGTTTATAAAAGCCGTAGTGTTTTTACCATCGGTTCTAAAAAATCCAACACTTCCATAAACATTTGGAATTTGAGTCGGCTGCAATGGATTCCCAAATCCATCAACATTTGTCTGTGCAATAACATATCCAAGGTCTTCGTCTGGTCCATTCCACCATTGTACTCCAGACTGATCAGGCGTTAGATCATGAGAACCTACTGTTAGGTTTCCAAATTTTTGAGTTCCAGGAATTTGGCTTCCTGGATTATATGCAAATGGTCTAGATTTTGCCATATTTAATAAGAGCTTAGAATAATGCTCGATTTGTAATTTTTAGTTTAAATAGATCGACTATTGGCTAACGACAGCTACGTACTCAAACCAACCTATTTGATCGATACCGCCGTCGTATACGGACTCTACGTATTCTTCCCAAGCAGCGGCGTCATCTGCGTCATTTAAGTCTATTTGGCTTTTTTCAATATAGTATTCAGCTTTAGCCTTAAGTAAGCTTATTGCTGCTATAACTTCTTCATCATCTATAAAACCGCTGTATGCTTTAATTATACGGTCATCAAACGGTTCATCTGGTGGGAATCCCATTGATCTTAGTTCAGAGGATTCATCCTTTTCTTCGATTACAAATTTCTTAAAATCTGGTACTCTACTCATATTATTTCTTACCTGTCTTTTTTGTTCCGAATTTATCGGCAATAACTACTGAAAACTCTTGATCCTGATCAGTTGCTCGGTTGACTGCTCGTTTCTCCCAATCTCTTTTCATTTGAGGAAGTTCGTTAGCTGATGAAATCATTGCTGTTGCCCAAGCTTTAGGATCATATTCACGTTTCCTATCATAGAATTCTTTTGCGATTTCGCCAGCAGTATCATCATCTAAATAGATTGTGTCTGGTCCAAGTTTAAAACTAGCAGAGACCATTGGATAGTCTTCCATTGAGATCTCCCATCGGATTGAGACTCCATTTTCTAATCTAACCCAAACTTTATTGCCTTTGTCTGATTCATCAAACTCAACTACTTCTTTTACTTGAGTCTTTAACCATTCGCCATAACTATTAGGCTCATCTTCCGTAGTCTCTACTTGATCAAGCTTTTTCTTTTTCTTTGGTTTTTCAGGTTTAGCTAAAGTAGGTTTCTCTGGCTGAACAGAGTCTTGTGGCTTTCTAGCAAGAACTGGTTGTCCAGCGTTAGAAACAGCGGATTCAATATCTGCGAAAAAATTTTCGAATAAACGTAAGTACTTCATAGAGTTATTTATTCAACTCTTTCAAATTGGATTTGATTACAGTCTGCAAGTTTTGCCCAGAATCTTTGAGCCTTGCGTTTAGTAGTTTTTAAGCTATTCACAGTCCAACGATTACTTGAGACCATGACTTCACCTAGACCTTTTGCATAGAATGTAATAGAAGAAAAGTCAGATGAGCCTTTTCTGATATAGATACGGTCGATTTTAAGTAGAGTCCCAGCAGGCAAAGTCACACTAACGGTCGGAGTGCCATGTTTTTTAATGTTAGCATACCATTCCGTGGAATCAGCTTGATACTTAACATATTCTGGGCAAGAATTTCTAGCTTCATCACACTCTTTATAGTATGCATTATGATCAATTTCACCAAAATGTTTACGAAACCTTGGATCCTTTAAGTCCGGATAGTCTATTTTATAGTCAACTGGCCTAATTTTAGGCACGATGCTTTCATTAACTAAAAGACTCATTTGTATATAATAACCGAATAATGCAGCAAGCTGTTCATTTCGGTATTCTGCATGAAGTTCAAATGTCCAATCGTTCGTTAGTCGGATTTCATCTCCAATTTCAGGTACGTATAATTGCATGTGTTGTATTTTAATAAAGCTAATTTACCAAAACTAGCTTTGATTTTTAGCGGCTTGTGTTGCAAGAAAATCACAACGCTCATTTTCAGGATGACCATTATGGCCTTTAACCCAACCTATAGTTAGATCTAATGCATCATATACTGCTAAAAACCTACGCCATAGATCTTCATTCTTTTTGCCAGCAAATCCAGGTTTCTTAGCCCAGTTAAAAACCCAACCTTTATTAATTGAATCGACGCAATATTTAGAGTCAGACCATAGTTGAATAGGGTGATTTGTTTTACCGACAACTTCAAGAGCCTCTATGATTGCAGTAAGTTCCATACGATTATTGGTAGTATCCGGGTTCGATCCACTCATCTCCTTGGTCTTGCCATTAAATTTCATAACTACTCCCCAACCACCAGGGCCAGGATTGCCAAGAGAACTACCGTCTGTCCAAATTTCTAATATCATTGCTTTCTTTATTTAATATTACAGGACCTACTCTAACTGATCCTTTTAGTTCGATTGTTTATTAGTATCGCCATTTGTATATTTGTCATTAAAAATATTCTTGAGAATTCTTTCCCAATGGTCGATTACTGGCACAGTAATAATTACAGTAAATATTAAAAGAGCAATCGCTTGCGACCAAATAGACGAGTCTTCGGTCGAAGTTGAATAAGATAAGAAGCTGTAAACTCCAACTAAATAAATTAAGAGTGCTACTAAAAAAATTGCAGCTGACTTAAGAAATTTTTTCATTTTGAGTAATTAAGTTTATAATAAAATCTGATGTTGTATGTTGAATTGCTGGTTCAATGAATATTTTTGATTCATCCGTATTTTCCTGGCAAATTCTCAACATTTCTTCAGAGAAAGCGTCGCTCTCTTCTTCTGTTTGGTTTCTACCTTTTGCAACATACGGTTTGGTTCTCTTTAGAAATATGTTGATGTTTTCAAATTTATCAACTTCATGAAGAACCATGTCTCTGAATTGTTGAGAGCTGTCTCCGTATTTTTGATTGTAAAACAAAGATAAGATTAAAGGTCGATCTGTTATTACATACTTGACTTTACCATTTAGTCTAAAGAGTCTATGATGCTGTTTTGCAAACAAATAGAACTAATAAGGCAATTAGAAATATTAATTTTTTCATAAGTATAGTCGTTTTAGATAAGTTCTTATTAATTGAGCCAATCCTTCTCTTTGAGCATCTTCATAACAACCAAACTCTTCTACTTCAAGATAAGTATTAGCAATATCATCTATTATATAAGAAGTATATGTCTTTGGATATACGGTCTCGTCATCAATTATTTGAGGAGTTGAACACCTTGCGATAGACAAGTCAGCTTGATAAGTTTCTCTAAACCATCTGATTGCTTGAGAATAAGTAGGAACTGGTGTAATGTGTTCAGTTGCACCTGAAACTTCTCCAGACCTAAAGGTAAATCGGTCCTTACCGTTTGAGTCTACCCAATAATCATAATAGGCTGAACACTTCTCATTAAACTTGAGTAGTTTTAGCATTGCTGCTAATTCGTAGGGTATGTAGTCTCTTTGCATAATTTTCGGCGTTTGTTTAATCTAGTTTTGATAAAATAAAGTCTAGTGCAGCTTCTCTAGCAACTTCATATGTTTTAATTATAAATATTGATATGGTAAAAATTCAGAATCCATGATTATTGTAAAATTTTATCAATAGTATCCATTATGATGTCTTGTTCATAGGTAACTCCATTGTATTCAAAGTCAAAGTGTTCATATTCTAATGGGTTAATTCCTGATCCAAATTGAATCTCGGATAATGTATCTAAAATAGATTGGTCTTCTACTAGGATTTCAAAGTTTTTATCGGAAACCTTAGAATAGACTTCACTGTGTTTACCTAAAACTTCTCCAAAATAAACAGTCATATCATTTTCAATTAGAAAATTAACATGATCTTTTCTAGCGATAAAGGTTCCAGTAAGTTCACCCTGTCTTCCGCAATCTAGGTTAAATGAATAAGCTGCGAATTCAGAATTAGCTAAATCTACTTTAATATCAACTGATTCGAATAAGGATTCAGCTGTATGATCCGTCATTTCGTTAGTGACAGCGTCTATCAAAACGTCTGGGTTTTGAAGAAGTCTATCGATTATTTCAATGACGTCTTCTCTCTTGTAAATTTTAGTAGTATTCATTATCTTGTAAAAATTATTCCTTGGTTATAGTCAATGACCATTCTGTTTTGAGTAAGAAAATCTGATCCTAGAATTCCAACTACTTTGAAACTAACTGCTGAATTTATTGTCTCAAGGACTCCACTGATATCTGATACCATAACTTTTACTGGATAGTCATTAGGGCCAAGCTCAATGAACTTGACATTAGTTGCTTCCTGCATTAAGGTAGTTCCACCTATCCCAGTAATATCTCCGCCTGATTCTCTAGTCTTAAGGCCTAGATGCGCAGCTGCTTTAGTATCGATTACTGTAATGTTAGCACCAGTGTCTATTAGTAAATACGCCTCCTTTCCGTTAATGTTGGTTTTAATAAAAGATAACTTTCCATCAGGCTGAGCTATAGTAGTCTTAAAACTAGGAGCTTGTGTATCATATACCAAAGTCTGGCTATTTTTTAACTTAGTAATAGTTTGATGTTGAGTTGTCAAGAAAAAGGCTACAACAATTAGAGCAAGGCCTATTAAAATTTTGTAAAGTGTTTTCATTTTGTTGTTTATTATTTACGAGAGTTTAAGATTAATTAAAGAACTGCTTAGTATTATCAACTGTGCCATTTTTAAGGTAGTTTGGATATACAACATCGTTAAAATGTTTTAGTTGTTCTTTGTACCAAAATCCCGTTTCCCTATTTAACACAGAAATTGCTTCATTTTCTTTGAAACCATCATCATGTTCACATTTCATTTTGCTATCTAAGTGAGAATCCGCATAGCAAGTAGCAATCCATCTTGCAAATAAAAACATTTTAACTTCATCCATAATAATTAACGTTTGCTAACAAGGTATATACGCAATACCCTATTAAGGTTAGTAATTAAATTTAAAATTATCGTTTCAGGTACTGCGTATATACCAAACCGTTATACGAGATTTTTATTTTTCTCCTTCGCTTACTTGCACTTTTTTAAAATCAATTATTCCAAACCTGTCATAATCTAATGGATTTAGTTTAAGATTATTTAACATTTCAATAGTAGATTCAAGTTCAGATATTTTACCTTGTAAGTAGCCATAATTATAACCTGCCCAATACGTAAGGCAAGTAAGCTCACGACCTTTATGGGCAGCCTTAATATTATCGAGCCTTTCATAATAAATTGCAAGACGCCTCTCCCGTTTTATAATTTCCTTTTCTAGAAGCCTTGTGTCCATATTAAGACAAGTATTTAATTAGGAATAATACTGTTGTAATAGAAACTGCTTGAACTACAGCAGAGCCAACAAACTGAACTGCGTCTCCTGAAAATTTCTTATTAAATTCATAGTCTAGTTTTACAATAATGTAGTAGAAAACTAGAAATATCCCAACTATTGGAATGTATGGAGCAAATTTTTTCATATTCATATAGTTATTTTATTGTGCGTCTAATTCGAATTTGCCGTCTATTGTATTTTTTGGAATCTTTAGAACATACCTGATGTTAGTGTCATCAGGTAAATAAAACAACCATCTCCAATCAGTAGGCATAGGATCATCGGTTAAAATAGTTTCAATGACAGGTTTGTCTGAATAAACTATTGTGCATTTATTTATTGGTATCCTAATAAATTTTGCACCAGTCTTGGTCTTTATGTACATTGTGTATTCAAATTCTTGGTTTATTTCGCCTTCGCCAGAACCTAACATTAATCGGATTGATCCTTGAATAAATGTACCGTCTTTAAGATTCCCAAGAGAAGTTTCCCATTTTTTTATTTTAGGCGTAGATCTCTCGCCATTAACTCGTATACCAATTCCAATTAGAACAATACAGATTACTGAGAAAATTTTATAAATGGCAAGTTTGTTTTCAGAAAGCACCCATATTAATAAGGTAACGGTTAAAGAGAAAATTGATAAGATGAATATCATAATTTTATTTTTTGATAATATACTAAAAATCGTGTTTTTGAAATGCTCCGAGAACACGAAAACTCTACCGACCTACGATTCGGAGGACCTCCACGCCAATATGAGTGCAGCCGAAGCTGTTTGTTGTTTCAACTCATATCTGTAATTCCTGCCTTCGATCCCTTGTACTTCGGGCTTTTTGTAACTAGGGCAGGGCTCGAACCTGCAAGCGTATTGCATATCTGCTTCGCCATCTACTTACTGGTATATTAAATATTGTATGCGAATGTTTTTTTCCATTATGTAGCAATGTTAAACTCATCTGATTCTACAATTGAGATAGATGAGTCTAAATTATTAAAGTTTGTTTTGTTAAATTTGCCTACTTTAATGATAACTTTTTCGCCTTTTATAAAGCTTTCATTCATCATTCTTTCTTCGTCAAACTTTAACCAAGATTCAATTTCTGCTTCACCAATTTTTGATAAAACTTCTTTGAATTCTTTTCTTAATTTTTTATAGTCTAACATAATCTTCATTTTTAAGATTGTTCATCCAAATATAATGCAAAGTTATGAATATTTTCTAACTTAAAGCTAACTCCTTGAATTCTTTTTTTATAATACAAATCGGGTATTTGGCTGTAAATTCTATCCCTCTTTTTAAGCGAGTTAGAAGGTTTATCATCATAAATTATGCCACAGATATTTAATGAAGGCCAAATATTGTCTGCTAAAAATCTGTTGACGGTTTCGAGATTTATCTCTTTATTTTGTCGAGTTAATTTTTTAAAAGAATTAGCAATTGCCCTCTAAGTAGGACGGCCCTTCATGTTCTTTACCCATCCTCATGATTGGCGGGTTAAAGACCCGTTTTGTCCAATCCATATTGATGGAAGCTGTCGCTCTCCGTGTTAACTCAAGTTACTTATTGCTTAGATCAATAAGAATCAAACAGAGATTCGAACTCTGCACCAGTCTTAGCCGCTACCGCTTACTTGATCTACTTGTAGTTAACCAATTGCTAAGTTTATATTAGAATAAGTGCTGATAGTTTCTATAAAGAGACTTAGCTGTCATTTTTATTTGAACTAAATACTTCACGTTTTCTTCAAGAACTGAAGTTTCTTCATAATTTGTAATAACTGCTTTACTGCCTGGTTCAATGAATCCGTGATTATTATCCTTACTAAATGAAGCTCTTAGGACGTATGGCGTAGAATATTCTGCAAGTTCATCTTCGCTGAGCGCATCAATATAAGAGATGTACAGAGTTCTTGGCATAGAATCAGATACTGTCATTTTACCAGATTTATCGATTGAACCTCTCTTAGCTGAAATTTGTAAAGAGCGATCATCGTCGATAATTTCTTCAAAGAACTCCGAAGGATTGTCAGTTGAATATGGAGATTCGAATAAGAAAGATCTTCCTGTTTCTGGATGAATAAATTCGTATTCAATATCATACTCAGTCTTGTCATTATCGACATTGAAGAAGTCTTTAAACGTATTAGGTGAAGCTGCGTGAATATTTACTTCATTAATAATAGAAGTCAACATATCAATAGTTAAGAACTTAAAGTAAACCACCCATTCAATAATATCATTACGGAATTCTGGGTATTCTAGTTTATCGTCTAAGATTTCTTTAATAACATCAAGTGTAAGCGTACCAAAGTTTTTGATGTATCTGATTCGACCTGGTCGGTCAATAAAGAATTCTGAGATTCTATTTACATTACTTGTAAAAATCATTAAGTGTTTTGTACTAGTAGCTGAACCATCAACGAATGAAAGTAATGGAGCAATTCTTTCAGTATCATTATGATCGATGATCTTTTCGAACTCATCAAATAAGAAACACAAAGATTGTTTTACGTCAACGAAATAACTTAAGTGATCGATGTTACTGCTGTTAACAATGATGACTGGTAAATTTGATTGATTTGCTAATATTTTAGCAGTGATCGTCTTACCGCAGCCCTTTAAGCCATTTAATAAAACTCCAGTATTCTTATCGGCATACGTAAACGATTTCATTACGTGAGTAATGAATGGTTCTTCTAATCCATAAATCTTATGAGGAAATTCAAATCCATCATTAATCTTTTTAAGATATGGGCCTGTCATAGATAATCTAAGCTCCCATACTCCATTCGGAATATAGTCAAAAGTTTTAGATCCTTCGATCTTAGAAATTGTCTGGTCACCACCTGCCCAGATTAGTTTGTTTTCCATTAGTTGGTATTTAAAATAATTAAGTTTAATGCTTCTTGTAATCCTTTCTCTATCGCCTCTTCATAGGAGTTAAAATGTTGAGTAAAATAAGATACTCTTTTAAATGGAGAGCCTGCTGGATTCTCCTCATTTTTAATATAGATTTCAAATCCAAAATCTCCAGCAATTTTTTGAGTAGGATAGACTCTGATATTATGAACTTCTCTTAACCATTTTTGAAGAAGATCTTGAGTTGTAGCATAGTATCTTTCACCTTCTTCAAATTCGCAGTTACAATCATATATTGGATTATCTAAAGATTCTACCCATAAAAACTCATCGCGTTCCATGCATAGGCCTTCATAATTTTCACAATAAAAAGAATCACAAGATAGTAAAAAACCTTTGCTTCTTGCAAGTTCTGCTGTTTTTCTGTTAATTAACGTCTCAGTCATGAGTTAAAATTTAAGATCTTTATCTGCTTGTTTAAAATACTCAAACCACGAATCAGCTAAACTGTCAATATTATCTAGCTCACTAGGAGTCAGAGTATATCCTTCAGTTGGATGATCCTCTGCTTGCATCCATTCTCCAATAGGAATCCTTTGCTTCCTATTGATGAATAGAGGAGCAAGGGAACCATCTTTAAATTTTCTAACTAGTTTATATGCGATCATGATCCAAGCACTTCGGTTAAACCTGTACCTATTATACCAATGATTGTCGCAACTAATGCAATAATTAATATTGAAGTCAATGCGTAATTAGGTTTTTTAGTATTGCCTAATGTCATAGCGATTCCGATTGTTAAAAAGGAACCGACTAACGTTAAAAGAATAAAAAATGGTTGCATTTAGAAATGTTTTTCTAGATTTTTGTTTCTGGTTGTTATTGATCTAGCCCACGGTTCAAGCTGATGTTCATTGCCGTCAGTGATGGTTTGTTGGCGAGTAGTTTCCTTTCTCTCAAGAGTTTTTGGATTATACCAGAATGTTGTTTCTACATAAGTAATATCATAAAATCTATTACTTCGATAGTAGTAGGCTTCTACTCGGTCTATTTTAAACTCTTCCATAGTTATTCTATTTTAGAAACCGGATAAACTGCTCTAACCTTATCATGATCTAAGCTCTCTGATCCTTCTCCTGTGTATGGATTACCATCCCAAGTAGTGATATCGTCTAGTGTACCATTACAAATAGCCTTTGCAAATTCGGTAACATGATACTTTGCAAATTCAATCATAGCCTTATGCATTGCAATTTTTTCTCCAACGTAAATTTCATTAAATGGACAATTGTTTTTATTTTTATTCCATTCATTTTCTAAAATTTCTTCAGCTGTCATACTCATACTATAATAATTAAGTTCGTGCTATGCCCGCCTGACATAAACACGCAAAACGTTATAGGCTATTTTAAAGAACCGACACGTTTAGTCAAATTCTTGATAACCTTTTCGATACTTGCTTTGTCATTCTTGATATTGATAAATAAGTTTGACTCACCATTTGAGCGACCAATATCACGAACAGTATTCTCTTCAAAAAATTCTGATGCGACTGCAAGAAACTCATTTGTAATATCTTTTTTATCGCCTACCCAAAGACGCTTTTCTGTGTTTTGTTTACCTAAATAAACTTTGTCTGTTAATGGAGAATATCCAATTCCATTTTTTACTGCCATTTAATTTATATTTTATTGTTAATTAATTGATTACTGAAAGAAAAACAGCCTATAACACAGCATTTATAAACTGCTCCGAAAAATCTTTGCGTATAGTCGCAGTTCAGAAATGCTTTTTCCGTTATGCGAAATTTTTATTTTCGCCATGCCAAACTGAAAAATTATCACCCCTCATAAAACTTTCCAAAATTTCCATATTCTCAAGTTTGTATCTGAAAGGTAATTTGTGTAAATCTAAAAACCAGTTTACGAAGTCAATTACACTTTTATCATTCCACTCGAAATTTTCTAAAATGTTTTCGTCAATCAGTTTTTTACATTCTTCAACTGTTCCGCCACTTCCGATGATTAAATTTTGAAATGCTCTAAGGTCTTTATTATAATCAATAGTCTCATGAGAATATAATGGAGTCTCTGGAACAGGAAATTCTAAATCAATTTCAGATAAGTAAACTAGCCCTGAGTTTGTTAAGCTGCCTCCTTTAATCCAAACAGATTGACCTTGAACGTCATTATAAACATGGGAGTCTTCAATAAATAAGACAGGTTCGCAGGCTAAGTATCTATCAGACAATGAGTTAATATTAAAATTTGAGTTTAATTTAACTCTAACTCCTCTTGCTACTTGATTAGGCCGTACCATTTGATTAATCTATTATTTCGAATTCTTTTGAGTAAACTGAAGGCCAGAGTCTTCCTCCAATCTCCTCTTTACTATGTTTCTCAACTAAGTCTTCCACTTTAGACTCGTCAGAAGTTACTGCGATTGGACCTCTGTTTCTGGATTGAATTACAAATACTTTTTTAGAAGAAGGAGTTTGCATGAACTTATCTAATCCAAGAAGTTTAACTTGTGAGTTAATTAAGTCTTTAAACTCAGTTGGATCTAAGTCCATTAGCTCTTTACTTCCAATACGACTGTTTAAAAAACCTGAGTGTAATGAATTAATGATTCCGTCTTTTACATGTAGAACCATATCTTCACATTGCATATAAGCATGACCATCTTCTGCAATAAAGCATCTTCCTATTTCAACTCTTCTGGTTCCATATATCTCAAGCTCCTCCTCTGGAGTTAAAAGCCTAGAATCTATTTGTGTTATTTTCATGTTTTATTTTTTAAATCGCAGTCGGGGCAGGGATCGAACCTGCGACGCCTAGTGAGTATTTGTAATTCTTGGCCTTTGAATTTACCCACCTTGGTGTTTACCAACTTCACCACCCGACTAAATTAGAGCCCACTCAACCACCTCACGTCCTTTTACTCTTGGGGTTAAAACTCTTGCGGAGTTCCATTGCGATTGTAAGCGCCAAGGTACGGTAACCTTACAATTTGTCCTCTCTGAAGTAAGCTCTTTAAATTATTATACTATAAAATTTGACAATCGGTCTTAATTAAATCAACAAGAAATTTAGTATCAGCCTCTTAGTCTGATTTATACTTACTAAGTCCTAATTCTTTAAGCTCTAATGCAAGTTCATAAGGTATAAATTGATTTTTCATATTAATAGTGTAAGTCTAAGTATAAACAATCTTTATCGTCTTTATAATGACATACCGACCATACTGCTCTCAACTCCTTCTAAGTAGTAGTTTGGTTGTTTAATTACATCCCATCCATTCTTCTCATAATAGAAGTCTTATACTCTTTGAGAGACTACTAAAGCATCGTCTGGATATTCTTCTAATAGCTTTTTTAACTGTCCTACGGTTAGGTAGTGTCCGTTATTTGCAAATCTTTCTTTAGCTTCTTTACTAGTCATTTTTAACTATTTCAATTAATTTTTTAAGACATTCTAAACGTGCTTCTTCATAAGTTTTAAATTTATTTCCCATACATAACCATTCTTTATCATCATTTGGTATTGGAATAATATATCTACCTGTTTTATTCCATAACCAATCAAATGCTTGTTGCCAAAGTGGTGCTAAACAATATGAATTATAAATATTTTTATGTATACATAGCGTAAATTCTACGTTTGTAGAAGTAGAATCGTATCTACAAAGTTTTTCATTGTGGGTATAATATCCAAAACATAATTCATCAAAACCTAATTCTTTAAGCTCTAATGCAAGTTCATAAGGTATAAATTGATCTTTCATAAAGGTGTGTCTATAATTGTTTTACTGAGTAATTTTGGCCAAAACCAAAGTCAGGTCCAAATTAAATTCGGCTTCTGTTCTCGATTGGAGTTCGTCATTTAGCCAATTTTTAATGAAGCTGTGTCGAGGATGTTTGGTATCATGATAAATCTTTTCAAGATCCGAAACGTGGATATCAAATTTTTCAACCATTGTGTTAAATAAGAGATGCACACATGTAACTTCATATTTCCAAATCTCTTCTGGTTTATTGAATCTCTTTTGTTGCCAAGTCGTATAAACTGGAACTATTTTGAGCGATCGCCTAAGACCAATTTCAAAATAATAAACGGTTCTCTCAGGCAACTCAATTACTTTAGAGTCAACTGGTTCTTTAACTAATCGATATTGATTTATTGTATGTTGCATTTATTATTATTTAGTAAGGTTGGAGATTAAAGCAAGGAGTGGTAATCCCAGTAAGATTAATGAAATAATTAGACCCCAATAATCTAAGATTGTTTTCGGTTTCATAGAAGCTTTTAGATTTAGAACTAATATACTAAAAATGAGAGGACTAGACCCTTCACCTCTCTTGATACGCATGTCACCCTGGTTGTCATCACCATAAGGCCGTATCTTCTGCATCCTTACCTTTCCCGCTGACTAACGGTTTTAGCGATAAGGTATACCAAGCAAGTGGCAGAGCAGTTTCCTAAACTGTTTATTGATATTAGGGGAGAATTCGAACCTCCGATCTATCGGCGAAGCTGTGCGGTATAGCGGTCAGCTTCCTAATATAATGCCTTTCATTATTTATTTTGATTTTTTAAATAGTCTAAAACTCGATTAATTTCTTCGGTTGTTGGTTCGGATAGTTCAAGTATTTCTGCCCATTTTCCATTGTTGAATATACAACCATTTTTGTTCCACAACAAATTCTCTTCAAAATCAATACAAATATTAAAATAATTAGCATTTACACATTCATCATTTCCATGACGTAGACACTTTTCAAGTTTTGCATTTTTCCAACCCTTACCAAATCTTTTTTTAGCTTCTCTAATTAAAGCTACTTCAATTTCTTCTTCTGTTGCTGATCTATAATTCTTTAAGTGACCAGTTAATGAATGATGTACATTTTCAAGCCATTTACCGTCACTTAATTTAATACAATGACATCTATGATTACCTAAATAATAAATTAAGTAATATTGACTAATATACCAGTTACCCACGATTGGTTCGGAGTTAAATGCTTCTGGAACAAATTTTCGCAATAAGTATTGAGTATTTGGCACTTCTGCTAATTGATTAATTTGTTCTTGTGTTAATTCAAAGGTTTTCATAATTTTATTAATATAAATCTTCTGAAATAAACTGTAGCTTCTTTACGCGTCTTAAGCCAGTTTGGCTCATTTATTTTTTATGGTTCTATAAAGTTCTTCAAGAAATCGGATATGTGAATCTGCTTGAGATTTAAGATTTAGGAATTCGCCTTCAGCTTCAATTGAAGTTCCGCGTTTTGAACAAAATACTTGATATGAATGGCCTTCGAATTCTAGGCTCCAAACCTTGTGTTGAGTTCCATTGCCTGTATAGGTACCACTGGGTTTACCGAATATTCTTGTTAGATCAGCAGCCATGTTCCTAGACATTTCAATGCTACGAACAGGTTCAGCTACATACCAGTCAAGAACAGATCGGTAAATTTCAACTCGATACGATTTATTAGCTAATCTAAATTCAGGTTTTTTAACTATCATAAGTTATAATTTAATAGCTAGTAGTCAGGACAGGATTCGAACCTGTGTCTTAGAAAGTAATTAATTTTCCAGCCATACCACTCAGCCACCTGACTGTGTGCAACCTTGGCTGATTAGACCTGACGGAGAGGTTGCTCTCCGAAACTAGTTTCATGTCGTTCAAACTAAATTTTAAAATACGCTCTTGTCTCACGCCCAAGAGTATGTCGGTATGTTTCTAGATACATACATCTGTCTGAGTAATCAACTCATTGTCGTCAGAGCAGGATTCGAACCTGCATTCATATAACTGTTTCTAAGTTTACGCCTATATGAATCACTTCTTAGTATCTTAATTGTGTGCGTCTGCCGTTTCGCCACCTGACTTATTAGTTAATTTTAAACTAGGTCTAATATACTCAAACTGGCTCCGTTCTGGACTTTCCGGGAAGAAAAAAGCAGGGGCTAGCCCCTGCTGACAAATCAATAAAGACGCTTAGTCTAGTTTAGAGAGCTCATCGACTCCCATGAATATGTTTTGCGGAAACTCAGTGGTTAGCACGCGTTCGAGTTCTACTTCATCAGTTATGTCAGTCTTAAACCTAAACCTAATTGAAGCCTCACAGTCATAGTCCAGCCCATCCTCCTCGTCCTCGCCGTTTATAAAGACGTCTGACTCTGACCAATCATCTATCTCAACAGAGTCTAGTTCAATATCAATTGAGTGCGCGGTTGAAGTCGCTGCTTCCATGAATATCTCCTTGACCTCATCGGGCGTGTACTGTAAGATGTAGTCAAAGTCTATTGGCATACTGGCTCTCCATTCACTGAGGACCGGGAATCCCATTGAACGCAGTTCGTCCTCTGTTGAGTTGTCGAAGCTTTCGTTTATAAACTCAGAAAATCCTTTGATTAGTTTCATGTTCTAATGTTCTTTCTGTTATTTATCCAGCCGAGCTCTGGACTTTCAGGGAAGAAAAAAGCGGGCACGCGCCCTACACACAAATTAATAAAGAAGATCTTAGATAAGCTTAGTCTACTTAATATAATAAAATAAAAACAAAACAGAAATACTGATCTAAAGCTGCTTCATCTAGGGAGTAAAGACCTAACCCTAAGACTACTCTATTAGATTAGACTAGACAACGGGACTAGGGAGTAGACCCTGAATAACTAGCACTAATAGACCCAGGCCAGGACCAGACAGAATCAGTCTAGCTTGGCTAGAAACCAGACTAGGTCTCAAGCTCTACTCTTGCTACAGAACCAAGCTCTACCCCTAGCCCAAGAAACAAGCTCAACAGGCCAGGACCAGGAGACTAGGCCTAGAGACCAGCCCTAGCCAAGCAGGATCTCCAGACCAGACCCTAGACCAGACCCACTGCCGGGCTACGACCAGACCCATGGCTGACTGTATACAACCACTGACGACTCCAGCCGGGACTAGGGAGTAGCATGACCGTGCCGTGCCCAATTGATACAAGCTGTGCATGTCTGAGGACTAGGGAGTACCACCCGCCTCCACCCCAGGCCCGGGCCAAACTCTTGCCAGGCCATGGTTCTAGAGGATTCACCGGATTCTAGAGGAGGACCCGGGACTCTAGAGCCCGGGCTGTCACCTGGCCCTAATAAATAAAACCATGGAAACAAGTATACAACTAGACGTCAGTCCATTCCCAACTGGCGATATCATGTACCGCAAAGACGCGGCTAAGTTCTTGGGAATCTCTACCAAGACCCTGACCAGGTATGTAAACGCCGGGTTGCTTAGAAAATGGAAGAACCAGGTAAATGGCAGGACCTACTACGACCGGGCCGATCTCTTGAGGCTACTAGGGAGTAAGCTGCCCCAAACTCGAGAGGTGATTGTTTACTGTAGAGCTTCGACCTTGCCAGACCAGGGTTCCGCTGGAGTTGCTGCAGGCAAGAGACTCCAGGCTCAGGTAGATCGAGTGCTAGACTACTGTACCCGAGCTGGAATCCGAGTAGACCAGGTAATCCAAGAAGTCGGAAAAGCAGACTCGCTAGAGAACAGACCTGGGTTAGAGCAGATCTTAGATAAGATTATGCGCAAGCAGGTATCTATGCTGGTAGTCGAGACTCCTGACCGACTGGCTAGGTTTGCAGGCGCGGAGCTGCTAGAAAGAATCTTTGCTTGGCACGGGGTAGAATACCATGTTATACAAAAAACCCTGCATCGTCAAGAATACAGGGATGAAATCAAGGAAGACTTGGCTGGAATCTTATTTAGAGCTAAGCAACAAATGGGCAATTAAAGCGAGTAACTTACCATGGGTTCGTCTGCTAGGTCGCTGCCGCCGTCTAGGGGAAGTTCTGCTCCTAAGCTTTGAGTTATATCTGAGTTGGGGTCGTCTGCTAGATCTTCTATTACATAGATGGTTTCATAGCGGCGGCCCCATTCGCGTAACAAGACCCCTGCTGTAGCGTTGGCTTGATTCTCTAGGTCTGAACCATCTGAACCATCCATCTCCTGGCCTAGTTCTCTCTGTCTCCAATGGACCAGCTCGTGGGCTAGAGTTCGGTACCAATCTGCCGGAACTCGGTCTCCGCGCAGTACCCAAATCAGGTTCTCTGCTGGATTATAGTATCCCATTGCTCTAACCTGCTGGGCCTTGCGGTGGTCGTCTCCTATCCTAATCTTGGGAGCTGTAGTAAGCTTTAATTCTTTAATGCAGTAAGCTATAAAGGCCTGGTCTGCTTGACTAATTGGTCTCTTCATAAGGTTATTTATTTAAGAGCGACTGCTGCAGCTAATGAGAAAAATCCCCTTGGCCCGGGGGCATTGGTCCAGACCTCCCCGGGGTGTGCACGGCCTGGGGGCTATAGCTACTATAGCGACTGTTGCAACCCAAAAAAGGGGCCTCCTTATGGGGCCCCTCTTATTAAGGTTTGGTTTAGTTATCTACGGGTAATTTCTACTCCTACTGCTGACCAGCTTCCAATCTGACCAAGCTGTTCGGTTACGAGTCCAAACAGATTTACTTTAACCCAGTTCTCGGCATCGCCTGTTCTGCGGTAGACTGCTTGCAACAAGCTATTAAAAAGATCTTCGCTCATCTCTAGAGTCTTAGAGAGTCTGTTTGAGACATGGCCATTGACCTGTACTGCAAAGGTTATATTAGCTAGCATTAGTTATAGGCTTCGTTAACAACTGAATCCAATTGCTTCTTGATAACCAGGTCGCTGGCTTGTCTGATAGAGTCTAAGCTCTTGTAGTCTAGGGAGTCACCATTCTTTTTAGAGGCCATGATAAAGTTCTGATAGTTCTTTGAGCTTAACTCAGCAGATAGATGTAATATGTCTTTCATGTCATCTGATCTAGTCAGACGCTTTTTAACATCAGAACAACTAACTGCAGAAAGAGTCAAGATGACAGTTAAGCTTAATAAGATAAGAGTTAATTTTTTCATTGTATAGATAATTAAGAGTTAATGAAAAGGGGACCCTCTGGGATCCCCTATTTAGGTTGATATAGTTTCTATTAAGAATTAGATTTGGGATAACCCAGCATGTTCCAGATCCCATTGTTTAGAGAATAGGTTTCCACCTGCTACTTTAAAATCTTTGTTGTCTTTAATTCCGTAACCAACATCGTGAGAACCAATCCAGGTAAGTTCGTTAACTACGTCCCAGATAGTTGCATCAGTCTTGATGAATTTCTTTTGAGCTTCAGTTAGCTGCATTGGGTTGTAGCCTTTACGATAGATACGTTTGATTGTCTCGTCGTATTCAGGAAAGAACTGTTGTTGCATTGCTAGTTCAGAACTTGCCTTAAGGTTAGGATCTTCAATCTTGATATACCTAGCTACTGAGTTAAAGGCTCGCTCTATTTCAAAGAAGCTGGCATTAGTAGACATTGCTCTGTCTAGTCTGTCTTGGAAAGCATCAGGAACAAATCCTTTCTTTGCCCAAGTTGCCATGTGTTCTAGTAATTCTCTGAAAGCTTCTTGTCCTTGGCCGAACTTGAAGACTGTGCTCATGTTCTTGGCAACCATACCATTTGAACAAGCAAGTCTGTAAAAGAAGTCGTCTACTCGGCTCTGAGCCTGGCCATTTACTAGGGAGATGCCAAACTTAAAGACCTCATCTTTACCGATCTTTTCATATCCCATTTGGTTACCATGTATCATGTTGATTGATAGACCACCATTAGCGTCAGAGTCAATAGACTCAATATGAAGGTCAGGGATCTCATTCATAATGGTCTCAGCAGTATTGAAAAGAGTCTCGTTAGAAAGTCTGTTGTATCTATCAGCTTTAACAATATTAGTAATCTGATGGGTAGACTTGTCTCCGATTAACAAGAACTCTTGAGAACCGTCTCTGGTCTGAGAATAGGTTTTGACTGCATTAAGCAATTTTGTTTCGATTGCTTTGTCTGCGTTCTTGTCCATTTTGGTAATTAGTCCAGAATTAAGATGGACCATTTGACCTAGTCTGTTAAAGAACTTATTTGATACTGGAACTCTTGACCCGTCTACTTCAATTAAGTTAAGTTCAGTAGACCTATCGTCGAGTACAATATCTGCTAATTTAACTCTTTTTACTAGTGGATCATTTCCAGATAAGTTCGCTTTCGCGATGTCGAATTGTTGTTGACTAATCATAAGGTTGGGTTATTTTGATTTAGATTAATATACTAATTTATTTACTTAAGTTTCCGACTATTCTGCGACAGTTTCAGTCGAGGTCTCTTCAGTTGGACGTTTTACTCTTAGGAATAAGTTGTTGAACTCGGTCTCAAGATGTTGTCTACGTTCTGACTCTTGTTCAGCTAGATCAGCGACGGTAATCTCTTGTCTCCATGCTTCTTTATCCCATTTAACTTCACCGTCTACTAGGGAGTAGTATAGTCTTTTACCTACCATGCTGCCGCCTCTACGGTTCTTGGTAAACTCAGCATAACGTCTGCCTGCTTCGTCCTTACGAATTTCCATCATAGAAGTAGTTGCATGTTTTAGATAAGTAGAACCTACGTATTGTCCGCCTTTGGTCATGTGTTGAATAGCGAAGATTGCTTTGCCTTTCTTGTCGGCCGCTTCTATAATTAGGTTAGTTAACCAGGTCTCGGCTTTAGTAGACTTCCAGCCTAGTACGTCTTTAAGCTTAACAATAATATCTTGGTGAGAGTCTATTAAGATAATGTCATGGTCGCCGTGAATTGCCTGTTCTAGTACCTTATCAAAACGACCCATTAGATAGTCCATTAACAAGAGAGTTGGAATAGTCTCGATGATTGGCATTTTACTGTAATAGAAGTAAAGGTCATTACGAGTCATTTCACTTGAGATGTAGAGTACCTTGGCCTCAGGTTGTTGTTGCTTGATTTTTGCCAATATGTCTAGGGTTACAGTTGATTTACCTACGCCCGATTCTCCAATAACGATATTAGCAGTACCAGCGAATGTTCCGCCTTCCTCGTCATGGTCAGATATAAGCTGGTCGAATACTGTTCCGGTTAGATACTTCTTGAAGTCTGGGAATTCCATTGCTCCAATCTCTAGGATTTCAGGTTCTATATCAGCTTCTGCTGCTGCTTGTGATTCAGCTGTTGCTCTAGCAATCGTGCTTTGTCCTGGTCCTGGGACTAGGGAGTCTCCCGTCTCAAATCTAAGTTTCTTAACTACTCCATTGAATAGTCCATAAGATATTCCAGCTGAGTCCTGGTCTTGAGTCATGAACTGGGTATAGAGTTGTTGTACTGTCAAGTTGGGTACTCGACCTTCATGTTGGTTCTCGAAAAAATCTCTTACAATTAGTTCTTTCTTGCCGATTCTTTGTTCCATAATGAGTTTATTTGATTTGATTTTTAATAAGATTAATATACTACAGTTTTCAAAACTTTAGTCTTCAGCTTGAGACGTTTGAACATTTTTAGTCCACCATTCTTTAAGTCTCTGAAGTTCAGCTGAACCCATGTTCATGGTCATGAAGTCCATAATACCATTGTAGTTCTTGCGCTCGTCTCTATAACAGCCTGGGGTATCAATGTACTCGTCGCCCATGATCTCTCTAATCGCAGACTCCGGCATGGCGTCTATCTCTGCTAAGAACCTCTCGAAGTTCTTGCGGTTTCTAAATCTCGGTTTTTTATTCATGGTTCTAAATATTATCCGATTACAGTACCTCCTCCAATTGTAGAAAGACCTCCACTAAAGTTAATTCCAGTAAAGTCGTCAGCTTCTCCTTCATCCTCGTCTTCGCCTTCATCCTCGTCTTCTAAATCTTCGTCGATTAGAAGATCTTCAGTTGCTTTTTTTGCATCATCTCCTGTCATCCAGTTATTGATGAGGTAGTCTGCTATTCTTTCGTCGGTTACGCCAGCTTCTCTAAGCTTTTCTAGGTTTTTGATGGCTGTTTGTCTGTTAGTCATGATTTGTATTGTTTAATTATAGAGCTAATATAATACTTTAGTTTGAGACTAAAAAATTTCTGCTGAACTTTTTTTAAAATATTTTTATCGCGTGCTTTCAATTAATGTTGGTCGTCTTGTTCGAATTCAAAGATAATCTCTGCTCCAAAGAATTCTCCATTAGAATCGAATCCGAATTCCTGTTCGATTGAATCTGGTTTTACTAATAAACCTCGGTAATATAAGCCTGAGTCGCAAGCAGCGTAGAACTCTTTTATCGCGGTTTCAATCTTATTGAAAAGGTTAAAGGTGTCTCCGTTATGGGAGCAGTTAATAAGAACTAGCATATTGTTTGTTTTAATTTCTATAGCTAATATAATACTTTAGTTTGAGACTAAAAAATTTCTGATGAACTTTTTTAAAAAAATTTCAGTTTTTTTCTGGCCTAACTGAGGTGCAGGTCGGAGTATACCCTCTGCGACTGTTCGTCGAACCCTTTAGTATTTTACTAAAGCTAATATAAACAAAAAACCTGAGACTAAAAAATCTCAGGTGAATTATTTTTAAGAAGTTTCTTGAAGTCTTCGACTAGATCTTCTGAATTCCAGGTACTGACTGTGAGTTCGCCGGTTTCTTCGCTTAGTTGGTATTTCAGTTTGTTGTCTCTAGCGAATTTTAAGAATTTCTCCTGGTCGAAAGCTGGCCGGTCTTTTCGTAGAGCCGATAACTTCGCATGCATGTTAGCAATGTGTTTTACTGAATGTTGCATTTACTAGTGGTCTTGTATTTCTATTTCAAACTCGTCTCCTACCTTTACTGTTTCTCCAATAAAGTCTTGTGAAGTGCCCATCTTGACTTTACTGCCTGACTCGTAATCCAGATCTAGTGGCTCGGTCAGGCTAGAGAGCTCAGCTGCTATTTTTTCAGGTTCCTTGACACAGGCTTCTTTGCCATTGACTATCGGATACACTCTTAAGATCTTTACCATCGTTGTTGATTTATTTTCTATTTAATAGGCAAGAGCCTCCATTAAAGGAGGCCTTGTTCCAAGATTACTTTTTGTTCTGGAGTTAATGACTCGGCTCCATTCAGTCTCACAAGTTCCATGATTTCATCGAACGTTTGTTGAGCAGTTGGTTCCTGGACTGGTATATCATTGAATGGATTTACAATGTCCATTACCTCATCTGGCAAATTCACTTGAGCTTGAGATAAATCCATTAAGAAAAATAAGGCTCCAGTTTCTTTGATTGACTCTGACACTCTGTTGATGCTGCTCTCAGTTTGGAATACTGATACTATTGAACCAGGAATTGGGAAGGCTATTGGCTTCTTACCTGTGAAGTGAGGTGCTAATGCCATTGTTACTGCTGGGTTTGGAGTCATTCCTAATCTAACTAAAACTAATGTTCTCATAATTTGAATTGTTTAATTGTTGTTTGTTTAATTTTCTAAAGCTAATATAAAACAAATTTTTGAGATCTGAAAATTTTTTGTGAACTTTTTTAAAAAATTTTTAGTCGATTATTCAGGACCGATTGTAGTTGTCGTTGTTGTCTCAACTACATTTACTTGAGCAAGGCAGCCGTCTAGACTTAGAGTCCATGTCCCAAACTTGTTATCTAATGGAATTTGGTTTAGGTATAGAGTAGAGTCAACTACATTTACCGTATAACTAGAATCAGGAACTACTTGAGAGTTTGGATCAGTAACTACAACGTGAGTCGCTGTACAATTAAGAACTGTTAAGAACAGCTCATTCGTACTCGCATTATAGCTAGCAGAGGTATCGTATACTGGACAAGTGGTGGTTGTTGTTGTCACCTCATTACCTGTGTTGCTATCATTTACTTCGACTATGCCGGGAGCTGAGTCGAAGCAGGCCTGTAATTCTAGAAGCTTAACCGCTGCATCTGCTGGAGACGGGGTATGGAAATAGACCGAGTTACCCGATATAAAAGATATTACTATTACACTGTCTCTGTCTCGCAAGGTCAGCTGCTCGATTGCTTCTGGTCTTATACAGATTGTATTACCATTTGTTATTAGTTTGATTAGTGATGCCATACAATTATGTCTTTTAGACTCTTATACTAGAGATCCTAAAAAAGGCTCCCATTTAGGAGCCATTAATCAAATCAAATTAACCAGTTATTTGTCTTTTAGGTTCTTAATAAAATCGACTAGGAACCAACTGACTGCAATTACTGCTAGGATTCCTGCGATTACGCAATTCGGTAGATTCATATTATTTAGTATTTAGTGAAGGGTCTAGTTTGTCTGCTAGCTTCTTGAGTTCAGCGCACTTCTCAAATTCCTCATTCTCTTCAAAGTGTTTTATCATGGTCCAAATCGCTTGTGATTTTTCCTCGACTGGACTAGCATCGTTGATTACATCTTTAAATTCGCCAGTCAAAGCTTCATACAAACGTTCCATGAAAGCAGCATAATCGGTCTGTCTTAGGTATATCAGATCCAGCAAGATCTTAGAATATCCATTTACGTTTGCCATGTGTTTCTAATTATTTTTATTGAGTCCTATTGTATTATCTATTATACTAAAAAAGGGGCCAAAGATTCCGGACCCCGATTTAATAACTTGTTTCTAGGTTACTCATTGATTTCAGATAAGGTCTCTTGACATAGTTTCCTAAAATCGGCGAGCTCTCTTGTTAGAATCTCTGCACGACCTTCCTTCTTGGCGATGATAGCAGTCCACAATGGATTAGATTCCGAATGGTAATTGACATCTTCGAAAGAACTATGCAGTTTCTCTAGATCCTCGATTGGAGTCTGTTCATTCACTTGCGTGCCAGCTATTAACATTCCTTCGTAGTCAAAATCAGTTGACCACCCTTGTCCTAACTTGTATTTTTTCATTATTGATAATTTTAATTTAAGCTAATATAATACTTTTTCTTGAGACTAAAAAATATTTTTAATAGACTTCACGACCGAAAGTCTTTCGTCTTGCAGAGGTCTAGTCTAATTAATTTCTTAAGCCTGGAATAGATTGTTTTATCTGATTCTAACTAGACTCGAAATTCCTCTTCAGTCAAGATGTCTGTAGTATACTACATTTTCTGCAAAAAGATAAAAAAGATTCTCATTTACAGAGAATCTAATTTAACTAGAGCTTTATTCACGTCCACGAACTTAAAACTGTGTATTTGAATTGGTATCCAAAAGAAGGTTAGGTACACTCTAACAATCCAGGTCTTGGTTGACTTGCTGTAGTCTAGGGTTTTGAGTTTACAAAACATCTTTATATTTTATTTATTGTGAAATAAACCTGGTCGCCAGATTTAAAGTACATTCGATATTCGCCGACCGAGTTCGGTCTAGTCTGACCCAGGAATTCTGGGTCAGGTAAGTCCATGTATTCTAGATTCGAGATCTGTTTTGCGGTTGGATATTCCATGTCTTGTAGGTTATGCGATTTGTAACTTAGCTGCTTCTACGCAGGCTTGGAATTCCTCTTCTGTTAGGATGTCGGTATTATACTCGACGAGTTTCTTTAGAGTAGCTTGCTCAATCTCTTTTACTAGGGAGTCCCTGTCTACCTTACCTTTAAATGGATCACCCGTTGAGAATAAGATATCTACTGCCATTGCTGATATTTCTGCTGCGTGTTGTTGTGTTGTCATGATTGTATTATTTAGTAATTGATTGTCTCATTTTGTTACGAGCTACTTTAAGAGCTCTGTTTACTTCAGCCGGTGTTTTACCAACTTGAACTGCAATGTCTTTAGTTGACATACCGTCTCCTACTAGACCATAGAAAAGTTCAACGATTACTCTGTCAGATTCTTTAAGTAGACTTAGTAATTGCTTGACCATCATCTTCTCTTCTTGAGCTTCGAATGGATCGGCAAATGGAGTCTTGCAAATAAGATCACCAAGAGTATTGTCGCCATCTTCACCAATTGGTTTGTCTAGCGCAATGTTAGATAAGTTAACGTCTTCGCCTAACATCTTACGTTTGTAGATATCGTATTCCTGATTAACTGGAAGTCTAACTGTTCTGCCGTATTCGCAGAGAGCCAGATTCAATCGCTTACGAATCCAAAACTGAGCGTATGTAATAAACTTTACCTCTTTGTCTGGCGTGAACTTTCTAGCAGCTTCTATTAATCCGGCATTACCTTCTTGGATTAAGTCTTCAATTGATAGACCCATGCCAATAAACTTATTAGCTAGAGTAACTACGAACTTAAGGTTGGCCTGTACTAGGGAGTTCAACGCTGCCTCATCTCCTGCCTGGATTCTAGTGGCTAACTCAAGTTCCTCTGCTTTTTTTAGAGGAACCGATACTTTGTCTAGAGACTGGAAGTATTGTGGTAAACCTTTTGCGGTTTCGAATCTTTTATTTTTCATGATATGATTGATTAATTATAGAGCTAATATAAAACAAATTTTTGAGACCCAAAAACTTTTTGTGAATTATTTTTTAAGTTCGTCAATATAAAATGTCAAGCATTTATTTGGTCCAGCCTCAACGTCAATATAACTGATGCCATATATAGTATCTGCTCCATTTTGCACTAAGGATTGAGCTCGTTTAAGTCTTCTCTTTACTAGGGAGTCATTTACCTCAGACCTAGGCCTATCCATAAAGCTAGTCGCTGTGTATTTTCCACCACATCCACATCTGCACCAATCTCTTTTTCCACTGTATACTTGTGATACTCCCTCTAGGGTTAATGCCAAGAATTGTTCTTTGTTCATAGTTGACATGATATTAATCTTTTATAAAAAATTGAGTTTCAGTTTTAGCGCTTCTCCAATCTCCTGCTAGAAGGTCCCAAAAGGTAATAACAGTCGGTGGAGTTTGTCTAACTCCTTGAGGATGTTTATCTGCTGGAACATGGGCTAGATTTGTAGTGCCATGTACTTCTCTAAGGGATCCGTCTTTTTTAATGAAAAAGAATTTTACGATTCCGTTTCTAAGTTCTTGTCTTAGGTCTTGTGCTTCGATAGGTCTTGTTGAAAGGTTCATTGTAGTATAATTTGATTGATTAATTATAGAGTAAATATAAAACTTTTTTTTGAGACCTGAAAATTTTTTGTGAACTTTTTTCAAAAATTTTTCAGTACAAACTGAGATGCAGGTCGGAGTATACCCTCTGCGACTGTTCGTCGAACCCTTTAGTATTTTACTAAAGCTAATATAAACAAAAAACCTGAGACTAAAAAATCTCAGGTGAATTATTTTCAAAAAACTTTAGGCTACCAATCAAGGCAGAATCGCGATACTCCTTCTAGGAAAAGTTTCTCCATGTAGTATCTAAAGATGTCTTTCGAAAAGTTCATCAGCTTCTTCTTTAGTAAGGAATTCGTGGTTACTAAAATCGCCAGTTGCATCTAATATTATACTGACAGCATATGTTCCTTTGGCCTCGTAACCTGGTCCATCAAATTTGCCATTGTTAAAGGTTAGAACCATCTGACCTTTTGAATTAGTGGCTGCACGTTTCAATTCGAAACATGCTTCCATTTCCCATCCTACTTTTCCTGACACGGTTGCCGCATCGATTTCAACAAATTTTTCCATAGTTCTTTTTTTAAGTTATAAGTAAATCAGTTTGATTTTCTAAAGCTAATATAAACAAAAAACCTGAGACTAAAAAATCTCAGGTGAATTATTTTCAAAAAAGTTTTAAATTATTCTATAACAACTGGCGCTAGCTCATAGATACTGATATCAATATGATTGCAGAATAACTTGATTTCACCAGCCTTCCATTGCTCGATTAGAGACTTACTTGCTGGGATATTGTCTTCATCTACTAGAGCCGAATAAGAAATACGATGAGGTTGCTCTTTATCTAATTCAGCTGACTCAAAATCAATATTCAAGTTAAGTAGATTATTACAGTATTTAGCAATAGCTGCTTTTGGAGTATCTTCTAATATCTGCTCTTCTAGATTATAGAAGTTTACTGCTTCTAATTCTCCTTTCTCGTAGTCGTCTACGAAAACTTCGTGAGTTGATTTTATTAAAAAGTTTTTCATAATTAGAGTTGGGTTTTTAAGATTTCTACCTGCTCAGGAGATAATACAAGAGTCTGACAAAAAGACTGATGATAACTATTAGATTCATTAGTTATTGACTCTTTGACATATTCATCAAAATCTTCGTATTCTTCTAGGAAAGCCTCATCTTCGTCATTAAATTCTAATTTCTTTACAATAACTTGGTCTTTTAAATAACCGCCAGTTGCGATTAAGATTTTTGTTGTATTCATATTGATTGATTTTCTTATAGCTAATATAAAACAAATCTTTGAGACCTGAAAATATTTCACCGATTATTTTTAAAAAATTAGGTCCGCATTAGCGGACCCATTTAAGTTACTCCCTAGTTCGAGTACGGTCGGCCATCCATTCAAGTAATTCAAACGGAGTCTCGAATACAAATACGGTTGCATTTTCTTTACGCATAACCTCTTCGACAAACTCTTTTTTACTACGGACTACTTTTTTACCACAAGTGGTCAAAGTTAATCCTACGCCTGCGAATTTTCCTGCATCTGTTTCAATCAGCATTACTCTAGAGCCGCCCTTCCATTGGATTCCTATTATACTCTTGTTAGTTATTTCGCTAAGCCCTACGACCTTTGGTGTTTCGTATACTACTTGTTTCATTGTTATCGATTTATTAATTATTATACTATAGTTTCGCAAGAGTCAATGATTTCTCTGGATAAAGAGTATTCATTGCTGAATTTCTTACTGAGTAGGAGTAACCGTAAAAAGGAATTTCTCGTCTAGGGGTAATGTATCCCATGAAGTTCTTGTATGGATGGATGACAAGTATATTATCGATTATCTCCCATTTGATATCCGCATTCATGTGGGGCAAGTCTCTTTCTAGATACGCTAACTCGTTTGGATCTCCTGACCAGAATTTTCTAGTTACTGATTGAACTTCGCTTAGAGTTCCGCCTTTTAGGTCTGGTGCGTGAGTTACTCTGTCGCCGATTTTAAATTTAGGTTGTTTCATATTGATTGATTTTCTTAAGTAAATATAATTCTTTTTCTTGAGACTAAAAAATTTTTTGTGAAGTATTTTTCAGAGATGGGATTATACCCCATCTCCGATATAATCCCAAGCAGTCTCGCCGGTCGGCTTGCCATTGCGAAGGATCTCGTAGTTTGGATCCATTCCTGACGAAGTAACGTCCGCTAGTAGTTCGTCAATGGTGTTGAATTCTTTCTTGTAGTAGCTGCAATCTAATGTCCACATAATAATAAAGTCTAATTGATTAATTATAGAGTAAATATAACAAAAAAACCTGAGACTAAAAAATCTCAGGTGAATTATTTTTGAAAAACTTCAGTTAGTCGTCAGTCGGTTTTTTACCTGTGTCTCTAAAGAGTTGGCTTGCAAGTTCGTCTTCATCAGGTAACATAGATTCCAGTAAATCTTGGATTCCCATTGGTCTAGAATTCTGTTCAATGAGTTCACCGATTTTAGTTCCAATATAGAAGATCTCGTTTATTGACTCTATTTGGAGCTCGTCGATTACGAGCTTTGCAACGTCAGTAATTCTAAGTGGATCATCAGTTTTTTTTTCTGAGAGCTCGTCTAGTTTTGCAGTGATTGCATCAATAAAATGATCAGCTCTTTCAGTGGAGATTTCTAGAGATTCATGGACCTTTCCGCTTGGAACGGTCGTGATTGAATAAGTCATGTCTTTAATTTTAGATATTATTGTTTCTGAATTATATTATACTAAAAAAAGAAGAGGTCTAGCCAAATAAGACCTCTTCCCAAAAAACAGTTTGTAAAATATCGTCTGCAGTTATTGCATCGTCTTGTTCATTAATCATTGCCATGATTGAATCAGCCGGTGCTTTAGAGACTCTTTCGTGAACCTGTTCGAGAGAGATAATTGAATCCATATCTCCAGCAAGGTCTTCCATTTTAAGCTGACCGCCATCTCTCAAGATCTGCAGCAGCACGTCTTCAAAACAGATTATATTTGACTGATCTAATTTTTCTTTAGCCGCATCGTACTCGGCTCTCTTGTATTTTAGTTTCATGTCATAACCAGAGATTTGGCCTAGTCCATTGCATAGAGCAGTATGAAACAATTTTTCAGATTCCTGTGGTGTAAGTTTAATTTCCATGTTGATTGATTTTTGTTATTGTAAATATACAATTTTTCTTGAGACCCAAAAGCTTTTTGTGAATTATTTTCATTGACTAAAAAAGCAAGAGGACCTCATCGGTCCCCAAGCAAATTAATCAAATTTTACATTCGTTGTTAACTCCCGTTAAAGTTACTAGGGAGTGCTGCTGCTCAGGGCAGCTTGGCGTAGAATCAGCTGGCCAGATTCGGTTAATATAGTCTTCGCTTGTCTCTTCGCTCGTGAAGCCGTGTTGCTCATCGTAGTCTACTGACTCTTGCCCTGCTTCAAATGCAGCCTTGGCCTGGGCTTTAACTATCTCTACAATTTGATCTACTATCTTTGGAAAGTTAGACTCAGATATTCCATCGTGTTTATGATATATTTCTACTAGGGAGTCATAGAGAACTCCACTAATTTGCTCTTGTATTTTCATGTCTTAAAGAAGCCGGCCTTTCGACCGGCGGTTTAGTTAGTATCCTACTCTCTCGAGTAAGTCAATTACTTTGATCCAGTCGTTTTTACTTGGGAAGTCTGCTAGGTTGGCTTTAACCATACCAAATCCATTAGCTTCAGTAGCTTCTGTGTAAATGTCAGCCTCGTCAGACTCTGCACCTGGAAAACTAAATGGTTCCACTATCGCACTAGTTGCTAAGTTATAGTATTCCCAATCTTCTTGAGACCAATCGTCTACGTCGTCTGGTAAGGTTGCTACGATTCTTGCGATTCCTGATTTTTGATTTTCTACTTGGCTAATTGCTTCGTTTACTGATTGTACCCACATAATGATAAAGTTTAAATGATTTAATTATAGAGTAAATATAATACTAATTTCTGAGACTAAAAAATTTTTTGTGAACTTTTTTAGAAAAATCAGGAAAATTCTTGGTTAATCTTGACCTAGTGCTTCCGATGAAAATGGATGTTCATAGTAGCCTGAAGTATATCTCATGTTTCTCTCATCCTGCTTTTGTTCTAGCCACGCAGCTGAAGCTGGATTGATTCGCGTCGTGTTGTTTCTTTTCTTCGGGTCTACTTGATTCCAATAATAATCTTTACATTTGGTTCCAGGTCTAGACTTACAAAAAGCTTGTTGATAATTTGTTTTTACGAATTTAGTACCGCAACTTGGGCAAGCACAGGTCTCGCCAACCTTAGCTGCTTTCTTGACTTTAATTTTTCTACTAAACTCATTTTTATTTTGATTTAAACGGCATATAACATAGGCTTTGCGAGGTGGCAGTTGAAGTGCAAAACTCAACGCTATTGCCTTGATTAAACATTTGTAATTAATTCAACTTTATTGCTTTGCATTCCGCCACCTCGCAAAGACTCCGAGTCGTTGTAGGAAATGCTACGAACCGAAAGAATACCCTTTTGAAGATAGAAGTTCTTGAATTTCTTTAATCGTTCTTTTTCCAAAACGCAACATCATTAAATCTTTTGTACTACAAGCAATTAAATCTCCGATTACTTTAAAATCATTCATTCTACAAGTATTCTTGGTTCTTATTGATAAATCGCAGTCATCAATTTTTGTATCCAAAAAATCAATTTTTGAAATATATTCTAAAGCGGGAATTCCTATTTTATCAAGTTCTTTACTCTCTTCCCAATCTTTCAAAATTTGCTCTCTCGGAGTTTCTTTGAAATATTTTATTAAATCTTCTATCATAATTTTTAAATTTTAAATTTTA